TATTGTAAATAACCAGCACCACCACCAAAACCTGTTTTTGTCAATTTTGATATTTGCATTAATTCTTCATTGGCATCGGATTTTAAACGTATGTCGTTTTTTGGACTATTTGTGCCTTGAACTAAATTAACATCAGCACCACTTAAAAAATATTCAGACAATGAATTGTCAAAATTTTCGCTGTTTTTGGAATAAATTGTTACTTGGTTTTGAATATCCAATGCGCCATGATTTGAAACATTGTAATTAACACAAGGTGTGTTGTTTGTTAATTGTGTTAATTCTTTATTTTTATTTTTGGCAGTTTTTCCACTAAACCTTTTTCCGTCAACAAGGATTGGTTTATATTTATTGTTTGTTGTCCCATAACCCATTAAGGTCTCGTTTCCAATTGCCCATTTGCCGTTTCCAATTCTTATTTCTGCCATATTAAACTAATTTAAAATTTCCGCCTTTTGCCAAATCGGCATATGAATTATAACTTGTAACGTCAATTGCTTCATTTTCGGTTAATTCTCTATTCCACATTAAAAGTTGTTTAAAACTTTGTCTTTGTCCAGTATCGTTGCCGTCTGTTAACCCACATCCAATTCTAATTCTATCGTATTCAAATGGTATAAATGAGCCAGAAAAACCTTCAATTAAATGACCATTAATATACAAAGCATAATTTTGATTGTCTTTAAAAACAACGACTGCTTTTAAATAATCGTTTCTTAGATTTACAAAATTTGCTGTTCCAACAAAAGGACCATAACCAACAGATGAACGTCTAATTCTTAAGTTAGTATTTGAATTAAAATCTAATGACAAATAATTATTTGGAAACCCTCCTGTTTTAAACAAAGACCAAACATGTTGTTGTGTGTCGTGTCGGTCAACTTTGCCTTCCCAATAAACCGATATTGGAAAAAATGTTGGAAAACCTATAATGGCATTTGATTGTAAAACTGGATTTGTTCTCGTTATTGCTGTCCCTTGTGTTGCAATTAAAGCGCTGGGTCCAACATTTGCGCTGGTATTTGGATTTGATTCCAATTGTGCGCCATAAAGGTAAAATCCTTTTCCATTTTCGCCAGTATATGTGCTTGAAACAACCCCATTGACTTCTTTTTGTATTAAGATTCGTATTGTTCCTACCGATGAATTGGCAACAAATGCACAAGAAATTCTATACCAACCATTTGGCATTTTTAAAATTCTACCATTTTGTCCACCCAATGCAACGTCCCCAGCATCGGTTTGTCTAACACTTTCTTCTTTTAAAAAAAATTGACAAACGTCATTTGTAGCATTTGACATTTGGATTCTTATTATATTACGTTGAATCGGTTTTACATATAAAGAAAACCAATAACGTCTGCCTGATGTTATTCCAGTAATTGTTTGGGACATAAAATGTGAAACGTTACTTGTTGTGGTTTCAGTCATAACATTTACACCGAATCCACCAGTAACATTTATGGATGCCGTCATTCCAACATTATAATTTACATTAATAGAATTCCAGCTTGAATTTAAATTTTCAGAATATTTTAAAAAATTTGTTCTTGATTTTGGCATGTCCATTTCAGGAAATCCAGCAACTTCGCCGTCCATGATTCGATAGTTCATGCTTGGAACATTTTGTGCCACATCTCTGATTTGTCCCATGCTGTCGTTACGTTTTGTTACCACGTTTCCAGAATAATCCAAATCGCCACTTCCACCTGTCGGTTGAATGCTGTATAATTTTCCAGTTTTATAAGCTGATGCAATACAAGCAAAAAATGCGGTGTCTTTCAATCCCATTGTTAATATTTTTTTACAAATATAGCAAATTTAAACACGACCTTGTCCACGATATTTTTTCTTATAACCTTTGCTGGATTTTAACCTCGAAGCATTTTTGCTGTGTGGGTGTGATTTTTTTTTGGGTGGTTTATATTTGTTTACTATATTTTTTCTTGCCATTAATTAAATAATATAAAAAAATTCCACTTAAATATGACGACACAAAAAATAAAATAATGTGATTTATATTTAAATGTGATTCACCACATATGCCAAAAAAATGTTCTAAAAATTCAATCATTTGTGTCGGTTGTTTCCCATAACTTTTTCGATTCCACGACTTCCAAAATATGCTCCCACAATTAAAGAAAGCACTCCAGCAACAGAATCCAATTCATAACCACAATACCAACCAATTATATAAGCAATAGAAAAAAAACATAATGTCAATGGTCTGACGTTTTTTGACAACCAACTTGTTGATGTCATGTCTGCTGTCCAACGTGCTGAAATTTGTTCCATTTCAGTTTTATCCATTTCCAATAGTTTTAATGCCATTTCTTTGTCTTGTTGAGGCATTGTGTCGTCTTTGTCAATTAAATTCTTTACAACTCCTAAAACACCTTGATTCGGCAACAAATCAGCAACAGCATCGCCAATTTTACTGCCGTTGTTTAAAAGAAATTTTCCGACTTTTGTGTCTTTGAATTTTTTTTTATCGCTCATTTTTTGCTTCGCCTGTTTGCTCCTTTGTAATAATCCCACATTAATTTACCAGGTTTTTCTGTGTCGCAATCAATATGAACAAATGTGTTTCCAATTCCAATTCGTGTGATTCCTAATTCATAACATATTTTTATAAATTTCCACCTGTCAGCTGATGCACTTAAAGAAACGTCAACTGCTTTACATGGAATTTTGGCATGACTTGAATTTTTTACACCACCAATTTTATCATTGTGTTCCGGTGTTCTGTAACCAGAATTAATTTTCATAGGTTTTCCAAATTTTTCCCTAACAATGTCCAACAATTTTAAAAAATCAGGACACATATTTATTCCACTACCTTTTTCGTCTGGGCTGTCAAATTCAGAAACATTAAAATATTTTAAATTCATAATTTGTAATTTAATCCAGCTTTGAGATATTTAAGTTTTTTATCCCAAAAACGTGTGTTTTCATATTCAGTAAAAATAGACAATTTTTTGGAAATGTCCCAACCAAACATAAAACCAACGTTGTAATCCAACCAATTATCCCCACCAAAATATAATTCGTAAGAATATAATTCGTCCCCAATTACATGTTTATGAATCGGCATAACATTTGCCCACGAATGGACATAAAACGATTTTCTGTAATGGTAGAAATCTAATCCGAAAACAGCCGACAATGTGCCTAATGTTGAAATTTTATTTAATTCTGTCCTGTTGTAATCATTGACAATATTTTGATAAATGTTTCGTCTAAAATCCAAATCGGTGTCAGCAATTCTTTCGCCCTCGTCATTTGCCCACCACCAATCAAAATTGTCCAATTGTCCGTCATTGTCATAATCAATGCCATAATAATAATCCATATATCCATAATCGTAGGCTAATTCCCACCATGGTTTAGTTTCTAAATAATTGTCGATTGGTAAAAACCCAAATGGTTTGTGTGTGCGAATCATTGCACCCAACGACAAAGACAATTTTTTTATTGGCAACCTAAAACGTAAATCTGCCGATTTATAATTTAAATTTATTAATCCATTTTTTTGGATTTCAATTTTTGACGACCACCATTTTGCTGAATATCGAACAAAATATCTTTCGTTTTGGTATTTTCTATTTTGTTGTTGTCCTTTGGAATATTGCAACAAATATTCTAATCCACGAATTGACGAATAATTGGCATTTAAAGATTGGTTTTGTTCGCTTCCGTCATAAAATCTATTTTGTTTGTTTTCATAATCGAAACGTGCTATTTTTCTTAAACCAAAAGTAACCAAATAATCATTTGAAATTTCTGGTGTTATATTTACAACGTCCCCACCTTGTGTAACAAAAAACGTTTCAGGCTGAAATAATGGACTTGTGTCGGAATATGATGTGTAAATTGTAGAATATTCTAATAATTTCCCAAAAAATTTTTTTTGGCTATAACAATTTTGAATTAAAAGAATAAAAAATAAAATAAATAATTTTTTCATAGGTTAAAATTTATTAGACAATATTTCGTCTATGTGTTCGCTAATTATTTGGATTGTGTTGTCAGGTAATTTTAGGGAAATACCAGCTTCAACTCGAATTATCTCATCGCCATTATTATATAAAATAATTGTTGGCAAATATTTAATTTGTTCTTTGTCAAAGATTTTTTTGTCTTTTTCAATTAAAAAATTAAACGTGTTATGTTTTTTAAAATCGTCTAATGGTATTTTGTCGGATATAAAATCGGCAGAAAAATGAACAATTGAAATTCCATCTTTATAATTTTGTGCTAATGTCGTCATTGACATGGACAAAAATGCTAATGCTATTCCAAATTTCATTTTTATTTATTTAATTCATAAACACGTGCTTCTAATTTAGACAAAATTTCTTTCATTTCCTTTACATCTTCCTGTGTGTCCATAATGGCATTTCTGATTATCTCGTCTTTGTATTGAAATTCGGTTGCTGTTACTTGGGGGACTGGTCTTTCCATAGCAAGTGCTATGTCTGATTTTAAAGTAAACCACATTGTTGCTAATGAAATTGTAAATCCAATAATCATTCCAATGGTTTTTAAATCCAATTTAACTTCGGTGTTTTCGCTTATTTTTTGCGCCATGACCAATCACAACATTTAGAGTTTTCAAAATCTGCTTTATAAACTCGGCACGTGCAATTAATACATAATTTATTTAAATTGGTATTCCACCACCGAATTAATTTTAATTTTATATTCTCGTATCTTGTTTTTATACCTGTTTTTATTATTTTCCAAATCCTTTTCATATCTGCAAATTTAGCAATTTTTTATTTATATTTTTTCAATTACGTTTTCAACTTCAATTATTGCTCGTTGGTATGAAAATGTAGGCAAATCAGTCGTTAAATAATTTATGTTATTTATTTTGTTTGTTATGGCATTTAAACTGCCTGATGACAATGTAATGTCTGACATGTCCCATTTGCTGTTGACATTGCTTTTTATAATTTCCAAAATTTCCGTAACAATAAAATTTACAATTAATTCTCCACCAGCATCGCCCTTTGTCCTGTCAACAACTTCGATTTTTGTAATTGTGCTTGTAATGAATTTCGATTGATTTAAAAATGACGTTTCTTCTGATTCACTATATATTTTTATAAATGGATATGTTGTTCGTGTTGGAACTTTATTATATACAGGAATCGTTGCTGAATTATAAGTAATATTTCCATTTAAAGCATCAAATATTTTTTTTCTAATATATTGTATTGTTCCAATCATAATCGTGCTAATTTCTTTTTTAATTTTAAACTCATCAATTTAATTCCTTCACGTGCCGAATTAAATAAAAATGGACGTGCTTTTAAATTAACATCTTTTATTCCAGCACCTTTAAATTGTGCGGCATAACTATCTGGAATGCCTAATGCTTTTAAATGTTTCAAATCAACTTTGCCACCAGTACCAAATTCGACATAAGGAGCATATTCTGCCTTGAATCCAACATATGCTTTTGTTCCTGAAATACCTGTTTCAATGCTTTTTCGTAACGTGCTACCACTTTTGCCCTTTCCAGCAACTGGTGCTCGTGATACTGCTTTTCCACCAATATAAGATATTGTTGTGGCAATTGTTGTTGCCAAATCTTTTTTAGAAAATGCTTTTATTTTCATTAAACGTGCCTTTGCTCGTGCCATGTCTTTTGGATTGGCAATCATTGTTACACCTGGTTTCATATCGCTTTGGTTCCAATTATTTTAAAAAAATCTTTATAATCACTTTCATATGCTTCATTGATTTTATATAAATCATTTGTGCCGTCAATTTTAAACATTGCACCAGCTGGTAAATCTGTCAATCCATTTGTTAATGCTTTTTTTCTAATATGTAAAACAGCAACAATTTGATTTTGTAATTCGCCAAATTCGTCAGTTATTTCTGATTTTGTAAAGTCAAATTTTGCCCAACATAATGGATAAATTGTGTCATTTCCTGTTGAGGTAAAACCACCATAGCCGTCGGCAACAACCGTTTCTTTTAAAAACATAATTCGTGTGTCCAATTCTCCAATTCTGATTTTTCTTTTATTTCGCATTATACAAACATAGTTTTAAATGATGACAGAATGGATTTAACATTTGTAGGAATTTCATTTATGGAATAACCAACGACAAAATCCTCTCGATTTTCGTAATACGTTCCAACCAGCTGTAAAATTGCTTGTTTTATTAAATTGTCATTTAAACCCAATGTCGTGTATGTTATTTCCACTTTTTCATTTTCTCCTGAATTTAATTCCAACGTTTCTTTATTTAATCCAATAATTTCATATGCTGTTGATGTCGTTCCATTTATTTTAACCTCGTCAATTGTGTTAACAGGAGCAAATGGCAAATCAAAAAGACCATTTGTTTTTGGTAAAAAATATTTACGTTGTTTTGACATTATATCTTTGCTAATATAATTTTCACACCAAACTCGTGCTTGTTCAATCATTCGTGTAATTAATCCATCGTCATTGTTGTAATCGACTTTACAATAAAATTTTGCTTCGGATAAAGAAACCAGTTCGCTTCCTGTTTCTGATATTATTTGGATTTGCCTCATGATAAATAATTTTTTTTGTAAAGATAAAAAAAAAGGAGCATTTAAAATTAAACACTCCTTTCCCTTATGAAAAACAAAATACTAATAGAATGCCGTAAAGTTATTAAAATTATTTCTATATTTTCCGTTTGGATTTATTCGTATGCTTTTTTGTTGATTATTTTTGATAATAAAAAACCCGTTTGTTTCTTTATAATATATTGCAAAAAAATCGACTTCATGTTTTTGATAATATTTTGTTCCACAACGAACATTGATTTGAACACTATTTTTATCCAATTGTTTTTTTCTGTTAATTATGGATTTGACTTGTATTTTAAAAACTTGACGTCCATTGTCCAAAAGCAAATCGTATGGCGAAGCATCCAATAAAGGCAACGACACAAAAAAACCATGTTCCATTGCCATGACAGCAAATTTATATTCGCCAAGACAACCATTTAAATTATGATTGTAATCGGAAAAATAAATATTTATCAATTTTTGTTTGGCAAGATACCAAAAAAAAACTCCCCACAATTAAGTGAGGAGCAAACAAATAAAACATCTAATGAGAAAACTATAACAAATTAGACGAATTAAATTTAGTTATTTATTTTTTATCGTCAAGATAAATTTTGTATAAATTTAAATATTCAGCAACATAATTAATATGTTTCGATGTTGTTGGGGAATATTTTTTAAACCCACGTTGAATAATTAAAACGTCATTGTCAACCAATGCAACTGGCGAAGCATAAGACCAAATGTAAGGCCCAATTTGTCGCAAATTCATTTTATATTTTGGAAATGTTTTTACTAAATCTTTCATGTTATTTGTTTTTAATTGTGTTAATTGCTTTTTGAATTTCATTAATCATTAAATCATTTGAATCGTCTAAAAAATTAACCCACTTTTTTATTTTGTTTGTGCTTTTATTTATATAATTCAAAGCATAAATTGGGTCTAATTTTGTTTTTGACATTACGTCAATTGACCTTTCAAAAATTTTAACGTTTTTAATTTTGTCTTTTTCTTGTTTTCTTAAATCCAAAATTGTTTCCAATAATTCTAATATTTGTTTTTCCATATTTTTAATTTTAATATTCGCTTAAATGTATAAGTTTATTCTGGTCTGCCAAAAAAATTCTTTGTGTGCTTCCCATGTAACGTCCTTCGGTATCGTAGCTGGGACATGACACCATAAAATCATTTCCACCAATATGGCTGACACGAAACATTGACAAACGTTGTCCAAAATATTTTAACGTTGATTTGCTGAAAAAATATTTATTGCCTTTGTCGTGTGTTTCGACAGCTGTTTTAATTTCTTTAATTGTCATGATATGAATTTTTATAAATTATC